TTCTTTGTTTGTATGTGGGCAAATAAGGTCGTGCTTTTGTGGCACTATTATAATGCGCTTATTGCTGCCCTCTTCTTCCATATCAAACTTATCATTAAGTTTTACGCGAATATCCGCCTCCATTTTTAGGGCATCTCTCATGTCGATGTCGCCATTCTTGGCAGCACTCTTGATTTTCGTTAGCAGTTGCATAAGTTCTGCCTTGTTCTGTTCTCGTGAGACCATACCATCATCAACCCGCCCAATGCCGAATGGTTTTAGGGCGTTTCGCAAAGTCTTCAATCCTTCGGCCTGTTTTGCTGTTACAGAGACATTTTTTCTATAACTGCTGCCATAAGCCATACGGTATGCCACGTTTTCTTCCTCGATAGCATCGCTTAGTATGCAAAATGCAATATCACGCTCTGAAGCCATAGGCCATACGGCACGAACGGACTTCAAAATATCTTCTATGTTCCCCTTCTTGAGCATCCTATTCCTTATCAAAATTAGCACCAAAACGTTTCGTCATAAATACTCTGGCGCGTAAGAGCGCGACTTTCATCATCGGCATAATTTGTTCTTTTGAAGCCGCTTTCAAGCTCTCTACCATACTCTAAATCTACGCAAGGTAACATCCGCATTGCGCATGGGTCAAGTACGTCCATTGAACGGCCATGCCCAAGTTTCGCATTCATTTGCTTTTTGCTCATTAATCGTTTGCGCCCAGACTGCATTTCCATGAAACGAACGACCGCACACTCTTCCATAAATTCATTTTCAACGGTAATACGATACTTAAGATTTTGATGTGTGTAAGTCCGCTTCGCTACGTCTTCGGAAAAAGTCAATTCCCCTCCTTTTATCATACGCACCAATCGCAGGTAGCAAAGGTCTTTCATATAATAGGCCGACAGAGCGTATAAACCTATTGGGCGGAGAGAGGACATAAAAGCAATCGCCTCTGGGATGTAATCATTAAGGTAACGTCCAGAAGTTCCATCGAATATTATGTGACTCTCTCCAACGCCACATTCAGCCGCAAATGTTTTAACCCTTTCTGCGTTTTCTCTTGGTGTAGTGTGGCCAAGTATTAAAATGTCAAAGGCGTGGAATCCATTCCAAGCGATAGCCAAAAGGTTGTCTGAACCATAATCAGCAAGGTCAACAGTAACCCATTTATCACCATTAGTCGCGGGGTCATTCGTAAAACAATTCTTTGCAGCTTCGCTTGGAATTGGTATCTGAATATCTTCATCGGGGTCTATATTGAAGTTAACTTCGAGAAGCTGCATAGCCATCTTGCCGCCTGTCGCTGCTACAGAGCCTACGTAATCAGGGTTATTCCCTATGAGACTTTTGTTTTCGGCTACAGTTCCTACGTATAAGACAAATGACTTTATGAAGTTCTTGTATGAAAAGTTGTCTCCAAGCACAGATAGTTTGCGGTTAATGTCAATGCGACATTTTTCATATACTTCCTCTTTGCTATTACCCCAAACGACATCTTTAACGGATTCCCCAGCAACATAAAAATAGCGAACGCTCCCATTTCGTTCTGGTATAATAGCCCCGTCTATACCAATATACCAATCTGTAAACGTTCGAGACCAATGAGAAAACTTGGGGTTATAAGTCGCGCGAAATTTTCCCGTGAAAGTCTTTGAGTTGCCACGATTTCGCGACAGCATATACGTGAAGGCTTCCCACGTCATCTCCGTTAACTCATCTATCGCAATGTAATCATATTGCCACCCCTTTGCACGTTCACGCATCTTGTCAAAATTTGTGTCATCTATATATGTGAGGTCGCAATAAGAGCCACATTGAAACGAAACACGCGGACTATCAGCCGTTTTTATGGTGCAATTTTCTCCAAAGATATGATTAAAAGTATCTACAAAGCCACCACCCTGTTTTTGGTTTTGTAAGGAACGTCGCGTTATCAGCGCACGAAAATCTGGGTCGGTCATCAACGGTTCAGCGGCGGCTAATACAAGTGCCGCACTTTTGCCATTACCGACACCTCCTGCTCCAAAGACAATATCAACGGAAGAGGAAACAAATCGCGTTTGAAACCCCTCAAAAGGCTTTATCGTATTTTTTACGCTTCTATTCATATTTGATTTATACAAAAGTAAGGAAGCTAAAAGGCCAAAGGGGCTATTGGTTAAGACAAAATTCGCTATATGGCGAATTATTCACTAATACAAATAAGTAAATGCCTCGTACCTCTATTAATTTTGCCATATTAGTAAATAAAATCATTTGCAATGAAATTTACACTTGAAACGTTTTTAGAAGCCCTAAAAACAAGATTAACAGACAAGGGCAAGAAAAACTTGTCTATGTCAGAGAGAACTTTTAAGTCTAATGTAGAAAGAATCTACAAACGGCTTGAAAAGGCGGACGATGAAGAGCTTGAACTTGATGCAGCTGTCGAGGACTACCTTCCCGACCTTGAGACGATAGAAGGTAATATGCGCAAGGATAATGCAGACTTCATCAAAAGGTGGAACAAGGCGCATCCTGCGAGCGAGGAAGATGCCCCGAACCCTACGTCAGTAGAACCAACGGACAAAATCGACTTGCTGCTGAAAGAAATCGGGGAGTTAAAGAAAGAGCGTGAAGCTGAGAAAGCGGCGAAAGAACTCTATGACTACAAGGCAGACGTTTCCAAGCAGCTCGGCGAGAAGCTGAAAGACTTTGACAATGCAAAGGGTTGGATTGAGCGGAGGCTGAAAGGCTACGCTTTCGACCCGAAAGCCGACAAGGAAGAGCTTGTCAAGTCTCTTGTGGCTGACTACAACGCCGACTTCGCGGGGGTGAAACTAAACACTACGCCGAAACGTGCAGGTGCGGATTTTGAAAAACAAGACCCAGAGCTTGCAAAAATTCGCAAAATGCGCGAAGAGCAAATTAAGCGAGAAAAGGAGAACATCTAACAAAAAATGAGAGTATGAACAATGTCTTTTTAGGTCGCGCTACCTTACAATCAAAGAATGCATACGGCGAAAAAAAGTTTGTATTCTACAACATCGGAAGCGGACAAAAAAACTCTTGGCGACCAACAAACGGAGGGGTGCTAAAAAATCCCTACAAATACGGCGGAAAGTTCTTTCAAGGAGACTTGACAGAGTTCGCGCTTGATGGAACTGTAAAAGTTCTTAAGACTTTTGAGGTGGCAGAAGCCGTCGAAGCTACTGGTACTAAAATAAAGATTGTCAGGGATGACTTCCGTCATCAGCCGCAAGTTGGCGATGTATTAATGGTTGCACCGAGTGCAGCCACGGAAACGGGGGCAGCATACGCTGTTACCGCCGTTGATGAAACGAGTGATGACTTTTGGACGATAACCATCGGTACAACGCTCGGTGCGCTTGCAAAAGGCGACATCCTCGTTGAAGGCGCGAGTGAGGGAACTGCTGCCACTGCACTTGTAACCAGCCCAAATTCATTCCTTGACATCGACGCTGTTACGAAGTTCCCAACCAACAATGCCGCAGACAATGTTATCTACAGCATTGCGCCTGTTATGCATGAGATTGCTTACATTGACAGGATGGCACCGCTGCCTGACTACATTAAGGCTTTCAATGTAAGCCGCATCAAGGGACTTTTTGAAATCTAAAACAAGAAGCAATCATGGCTAAATACGGTAATAGTAAGCTCGGTATTTACGACAGACTTTGGTCTGATACCGATAAGAAGTATTTGCAAGCATTCATCGATAATTCGGCGATGCTTCAAGTAAAGTATCGATTCGCCTACAACCACTTCTCTATCGCAGGCTCAACCCTGCCAACAGGTAGCCACGGAGAAGCGATATTCCGAATCGCAGCAAAAGCAACTCGTCCAGACGAGATGGCCGATTTTCGCGCACCTCTTTCCTCTACATCTCAAATGGATAGAAGCGGATTCGAGGATTTTATGGGGACAATCCCCGAACTCGGCAAGGGTTTTATGGAGAAGCACACGGAACGCTACCAAAAGGAGCAGATTGTGCAACAGTTCGGGACTGACAGCATCACCAACGAGCTAATCAAGAACTACATCGTTGACCTGCAATCCCTAAAAAACACTATCGACCTGCGCCTTTCCAACATGGCAGCGCAGGTGATGTCAACGGGAAGCATCAAGGGCATCAACGCAGATAGCGAAGATGTGATATGGTACAACCTTAAAACTCCGATTCCTACAGCAAACTTCGTGAAAGCTGGTGAGAAAATTTGGACGGATGAGAGCTGCGACCTCATCGCCCAAATGCACCAAATAGAGAGTGATTTCCGTGACCGCACAGGCTACGATGGCGCGATGAAATGGAATATCACGCTTAATATGTGGCGTAATGTGTTCATGAAGAACACGAAACTGCGTGAAGACATCATCAACTATCGCAAAATCGCGGAGAAGCCCTACTCGCTCGGCGGTACACTTTCTGAAGATTGGGTGAATGAGTATCTGAATGCTCTCGGATTGCTTTCCCCTATACAGGTGATAGAGGAAGGCGAAGTACTTGGCGGCGTAAGCGTTCGCAAATCCGTAAAAGGATGGGACGATAAAATTGCCGTACTTCGACCAATGGGAGAAGCTGGTCAAATACAACACACAGGCGTACTTGATGCCATTTTCGCAGAACGGTATAAATCGCCTGTCGTTGAACGGCAAATTGCCAACGTTGGCGATGGAGGCATAATGACGCTTATCACGTCAACTGTTGACAATGCGGGCTATCCAGAGTGGCATACAGATTTATTCTGCGCCGCCGTACCAGCATTGACAGAATACCCTTATCATATCATCGTTGACACATCAACGGCTGGCTAAAACCATCTCTACGTTACCCACATTGTAGTTTTACTCTACGATAATGACCGAGCAAGCCGCCATAAGATACGTCAATAGCCTTTGTAGGTACGTCAATGAAAAAGACGCACTTACACGTATTGTGTACGAACAGCACATCATGGACTATGATGAGTGGGATGTTCCAACGGAGGCGAAGGAAATGTGTCTTATCGAGTTGTACCGAATGGTCGTGAACGGTCCGTGGTCGAGGGCTTCGCAGTCCTTGCAGCACGGAAACTTTCGACAGGACATAGGCAGCGAGACGGTCACGGCGGCTGTCATCGAGCGGCTACGCTCCGAACTGAAACGGCTTCTGAAGAAGTACGACATGGAAGAGGAAGCCGAAGAGATAGACAGCGGCGGTCTTTCGTGGGTCGATGAGAACTCTTTGGACGTGTAGGCTATG